CGCCACCAGCGGTGGTGCCGGTAGCACCTACGGCTCAAACGGCGGCAACGGTGCGGCTGCCAGCAGCACGGAGACTGCGGTAGGCGGCGGTGGTGGTGGTGCAGGCGGAGCCGGGGCTACTGCGACCGGCAACGGCTCTGCAACGCCTTATGCGGGAGTGGGCGGGAACGGACTGTCCAACACTTACTTCGACGGAACCACCGACTACTGGGGCGGTGGCGGTGGCGGTGGAACTGCTTGGTTCGGTTCGGCCATCCCGACGGGTGGCACCGGTACGCACGGTGGGGGCGACGGCGTTATCTTTTACAGGCCCGGTGGCGTCAACACCACACCACGGATCTCCAGCGCCGGGGCCGCTAACACGGGCGGCGGCGGAGGCGGTGCGGGCACAAACGCCAGCGGCACTTCTGGCGGTTCCGGTGTCGTCATCGTCCGAATCCCTTGGGGGGCATAGAACATGGCCCACTTCGCTGAAATAGACACTGGCACCAACACGGTCCTGAGGGTTCTCGTCGTCCACGACGACTACGAACACCGGGGCCAAGAGTTTCTAGCCGACGACCTTGGTCTTGGCGGGACATGGATTCAGACCTCGTACAACACTCAGGCTGGGGTCCACGAACTAGGTGGCACACCGCTACGAGGCAACTACGCGGGTTCCTCCATGACCTACGACCCGGCCCTTGATGCCTTCTACCTTCCAGCGCCGTTCCCGTCTTGGGTGCTGAACGAGGTGACCTACTCATGGGAGGCACCGACCCCGTATCCCGGCGACCCCTACGAGGCACCGTTCTACGAGTGGGACGAGGACACGACCTCATGGGTTGAGGTCGTGTAAGTGGCTATTGACTATCGCCAGTCCGGCATCGACTATCGAAGTACCGTTTATTCCTATCAGGGAATACAGGTTCACGCGATCACGGGTGCGATTACCAGTACGGCGACAGTCACAGCATCAATAGTTGAAGTTGCTTCTATAGCCGGTGCGATTACTAGCACTGCGACTGTTACAGCAGCGATTGTTGAGGTCGCGTCGATTGCTGGTGCGATTACCAGTACGGCAACGGTTGTTGCAGCGATTCAAGAAGTAGCAATAATTGATGCAGGTGAAGCAGCGATCACTAGTACGGCTACCGTTACGGCAGCGATTCAAGAAGTAGCAATAATCGATGCTGGTGAAGCAGCGGTAACAAGTACGGCTACGGTTGTTGCTGGTATTGCCAGAGAAGTTGTTTTGAGTAGTGATGGAACTAGTGCAATAGGGGTTATTACAAGTACGGCTACTGTTGTCTTGGCTGCCGTTACCCGTAGGGTGCCTCAGCCGGAATTGACACTTACTGTGAATAACATTACTGGTAGTAGCAACGCGGAAGAACAACAGGATACTTTAACACTATTGGTGGGGGTCTAATGGCTACATACGATAAAGGCGACCAAGTGCGGATTACCGCTTCGTTTAAGACGGCGGGAACGGGAGTTGCTATCGTTGACGCTGCTACGGCTTGTACGCATCGTCAACCTGACGGTACCAATGCTACTACTCCGACGATAACCAAAGGTAGTGGCGACGCTGACAGTGGCATCTACTATGTTGACATTTCCTTAGATCAGGTCGGTACCCACACAGTCAAGATTGCTAGTACCGAACAGGTTATTGCCGCCGAAACGATTGAGTTAGTGGTAACGAAGTCGATCTTCGATCACTCTTAGACCACACCGGCCCATGACTGATACTTCGGCAGAACAAAGTGGCGGCAATGTCAGCAAAAGCCGGGGCAATAAGACGCGCGAACTCTTCCTTGAAGGCCTCGCGGAGCATGGAACTATCAGTAAGGCGTGCATGATCGCTGGTGTCACCCGGTCGGCCTACGACAAGTGGCGTCAACGTATCCCTGAATTCAGTGAACGCGCTGACGCCATCAGAGAGAAGGCACTTAGTAACAGCGGCGAAGAGAACTGGGACGGCTCGTTCCAGAGTTTCCGAAGTAAGTATTTCGGGAACCTCTCCCCGTGGTTCCATATCAAAGCCATCGAAGCCTACGAACACACACCACCCGGCAACATCACCATGATCCTGTGGCCTCCTGAACATGGCAAAACTACGCTTGCCGAGGACTACTTCTGCTACAAACTGGCTACCAATCCCCAGTTCAGGATCACAGTTGGATCTGAGGGCCAAGACATGGCTCGCAAGATTCTTGGGCGTATTCGTTCTCGAATGGAACCCCAAGGTCCGTTCCCCCGTTATGTAGCAAAATTCGGTCCATTTGTACCCCAGAACCAGTCTGGACGCAAAACCGCACAGCCTTGGGGTGCTGACTACTTTAGTGTATACAAGAAGAGTAGGCATGATGAACGCGACTATTCGATGGTTTCTTTGGGTTGGCGATCCAAGATTGCTGGTACCCGAACCGATCACCTACATATTGATGATATTCAGTCAAGGGTTTCTCTTAACCTGACCGAACAGATGTTCGAGATTTTCCGGCAGGACTGGTTGACTCGCCCCGGTGAGAACGGGCGAACAAGTATTAACGGTACCCGTGTCGGTGAGGACGACTTCTATGAGCGGATCATGGATGGGATCGGTGACGATATCCTCAAAGTCATTCGATTCCCAGCGATTGTTACAAACGACGAGGGCGAACCGGAACCGTTGTGGCCGGAAATGTTCTCATTGGAGCAGTTGGACCGCATCCGCCGCAAGGTAGGAGAAGAAGCGTGGTCGCGGAACTACATGCAGCAGCCGTCCAGTTCGGCTACTGCGACGTTTACGGACCAAGCGATTCAGAAGTGCATGAATCCACTCCGATCTGTCAACAATGAGCCGCCTGAGGGTTGTTCTATTTATATCGGTTTAGACCCCGCTTTGGGGTCAAATAACTGTGTTATCGCGGCTACTCCCCATGAAGGCAAGTTGAAGATCCTATTTATCCGTGAGGATACAGGATTGACCCGGAATGAACAGATTCTAGGCATCGTGGAAGATACAATCCTTAATTGTGGGCGTAATGGCAGCAGCGTGTCAGATGTAGTTATAGAGGCAATGGTGTTCCAGAAGGGGTTGTCAAGGGATCAACGCCTTGTAGAAATGACTGAAAAGTATGGATTCAGGGTCAGGGAACATCTAACGGGTATGAACAAGTACGACGAGGATATTGGTGTCCCGTCGATGGCATTGTCGTTTATGCGGGGTGAGATTGAGATTCCCTATGCGGATGATCCTGCGACACGTCACCAAGCAGACCAGTTGGTTCGGCAGTTGAAGGCGTGGCGTCCGCTGAAGCGAGGAACTAAACTTAGACAGGATCAGGTGATGGCGTTATGGTTTATCTGGATTCTGTGGCGGCAACGAAAGCAGTCATTTGACTTGGATACTTCACAATTCAGTTACAAGGGACTACCGTGGGGGTCAGTTGTGCCCTCAAACGCAGCAAAGGTGTTTTGATGTATTCGTTTGAAGAGATCGTCGGGATCATTAAGATGAGACAGAGCGGTAGTTCTGTTTTACTCAAACGGATGTTGGATGTCAAGGAAAGGTATAACGGTGATTATGTTATTCCGCTTCCTACTATGGAAGGGGAACCTATTCTCCCACCGTTGACTCCTGCTCTTATCGCAGAGAATATTGATGCGGTGGCTCAGCGGGCTGCATCGGTTATGCCTTTCATCGGTTGTCCTGCTATGGATCCCTCCAAAGAGCGGGGGGTGCGATCACGCGAATATGCAGATATTCGTCGTAGGGCGCTGGCTGGAACATGGTATCAGTCGAAGTATAAAGTCAAGATACGTCGTGCTTATCGTCATCTAGCCGGGTACGCCACTTCTTGCATTCTTGTTTCTCCTGACTTTGATAAGGGTATGCCTCGTATCGATGTACGCGATCCACTTGGTGTGTACCCAGAACCTAAAGTATATGAGGATGTTGATCCACCGGCTAACTGTGGGTTTATCCACGGTAAGTCCGGGGCATGGATTCGCGGTCACTATCCACATGCCCGTCAAGAGAACGGCGGTGTCGTTCCGCCGGATGATCGAAGCAGTCAGGAACTATGGGATCTGGCCGAGTGGATCGATGAGGAACATATCGTTATCGGTATCGTGGGTCCACGGTATCAGCATTTCAATCAGGGAAACCCTCATTCGACAACGCAGGAACTTTCACGGGCTGTCAACAAGGCTGGTATGCCGTGTGTTATCACGCCCGGACGGATTACCCTAGATAAAGTCGCGTCGTCCATTTCCAATATCGTCGGCATTGTTGATCTGATGTCGAAGATGATGGCTTTGGAAATTATCGCTCAGGAGAAAGCAATCTTCCCTGATAGGTATATAATAGGTCGGTCGGGTCAGGTGCCGATGATCGTCGGTGGCGAGTGGAAAGATGGCCGAGAAGGCCAAGTTAACGTCCTTTTGGACGCCGAGTCCATCGGGGAACTACGGTCGGCACCTGATCCGTCCACTAATATTGCGATTGACCGATTGGAGCGCAATGCTCGAATCTCCACAGGAACGGTCCCGCAGATTGGTGGAGAGTCATATGGCGCTCTTCGTACTGGTAGAGGCATTGATGCACTTATGGGTGCGGCGCTGGACCCACGCATTCAGGAGATGCAGGAGATCATGGAGGCGCATCTGCCGTATATGAACGAATGTATCTTTGCCTCTTACAAAGGTTACTTTGGTAGTAAGAAGTTCTCCATGTATACCGGTTACCCCGGTGATTTCGGGCAGGTGGTGTTCACTCCAAAGGAACACTTCGAAATCAACGATAACGTGGTATCACATTCTATTCCCGGTGCAGACATTCAGGGTACGACTATCCAGTTGGGACAGTTGCTCTCTATGAAGGGCATCAGTCTTCGTACCTTCCGTACCAAACACCCGTTCATTGAAGATGCTGAGATGGAAGGACGCAGGGTAGATGAGGAACAGTTGGAAGAGGCCGTTCTGGCAGCGATCCAGCAGCAGGCTCTGTCTGGTCAGATGCCAGTGATGTATGTCTCTAAGATTGAAAAGCATCGCAAGAAGGGTCTGGATATCTTTGAGGCCATAGAGAAGGCCGACGAAGAGATTCGTAAGGAACAGGCTACACAGGCTCCTGCTCCCGGAGAGGGCCAGATGATGGCCCCAGAACAGACACTAGGTTTGGCTGCTGGACCGGAGGGGTTGGCCCAACAGGGTCAACAGGGTCCACCGGGACACTCTCCCGAGTCGGCCCGTCAAATGGCTGACGCTCTGAGGACACAGTAATGGTACGACCAAACAAGGGTGGCGGTCCACCAGTTCAGAAGGCTCAGGCACCCGGTTTGGAGGCCGGTGGTGCCTATCAGGAGTCAGGAGCGCAGAAGGCCGCTCAGAACTCCATACCGCTCGTTGACACGGCTGCCCAGCCTCCGGGCACCCCACCCCCCGGAGCGGTGGAAGCAGGCGTACAGGATCCACGACAGGCTGTTCGGGATCCGATGGAAGCGGCATCAGGCTTTCCCAATACGGTGACACCGTTGACGGCACCCGGTCAGAATATTAAGCGCCCTATGAAGGGCATGGATATTGATAACAATATGCGTTCTGCTGCGGTATTGAAGGAGTGGGCGGCGACTTCTACCCATCCGGCGGTACAACTAGCAGCGGAGCAGATGGAGGCCATGCTCCGTAATGGCTAAATGGTCCCCAAAACCTTATTCTGATTGGGGTAACCCATCTGACGGCGCGTCTGTCAATAATCTGGCCTATGGGCAACGCATGGGACTGATGTTGGATTCTCAGGCCAACCGGTTCTTTAGGCAAGATCCGACCACAATGGTCAATCTGGCACAGTCGAATCTGTCTGATAGCGACATGCTGGAAACCATGCTGACGGCCAGTAACCAAGTTGCATTGAATGAAATGAAGGGTTTCATGGAGTCGCTGCCTCCGAGGATGCAGCCCTCCGAGTACAACCGGCTACCCCAGACGACCCGAAGGCTGTTGACGGGTGCGGGGTAT